TCATCTGCGTCTACCTTGCGAAAAAAGAGACCATCAGTAGGAGTATCCAAAACAGTAGTATCTGTTATTGCCAATCCAATGAGACTATCAGATTCTAGAGTTTCGCTAATCTTAAAACGACAAGTCATCCAAATTTTCTTAGTAGCAGATAAATCCCAGATTTCAGCAACAGTAGAGCCGCCAACGCCAGCTTGAAGATTAGAAGAATCATTATCAGCAGCAGCGTTGGTAAGAACCAAAGCACCACCGATTTCTGTAGCAGAGATTGTTTGAGTAGCAACACCTACTTCAGTCACCACAAAATCATTAGCAATATAGTCAGATTCTCTAGTGAAATCGTTGTAATACTCATGCTTAGGGCCGACATCCCCAAGCGGGTAGCCAGCCAAGGCTTGCAACTTTTGCTGATCGTCGTCGCTGTAAGTAAATGGTCCTACACTTTTAGTCATCTTAGGCTCCTTGAACTCCGAAGACACCTCTCCAATCAGAGTGGCCAGTAGAGAAACGATAAGTAATCTTGAATTTAGCATCACCAGTATCAAAATCCATGGCACTGTCAAAGATAGGCCGTTGACGCCAGAAGAAGTTAATAAAGTGACGATCACCTAGCAAAAACCATGCTTTAGCATCATCGAGATAATGCCAAATCATATGACGCATATCAAGATCATTTACAGGGTTAATATTGTTGTCAGAAGTATTAGGTTTAAGAGATGTTTCAATAAGTTCTTTAGCTGTATACCGCAGTCCAGAAGGTACAACCAAAGTAAGAGCACGTTGATTAATACGAAGACCACGATCATCAGTAGTGTCTTCAAATGCAACGATAGCGTCCTCTAGAGATGTCAAAGACAAGTCAGCAGCGACAGCCAATGTATTAGAAGCGGTGCTACCACCTTTTAATGTTTGTGTTGCTGAAAACAAAGGATCGCCGTTACCACCAGTATTAGTAGTAAAGCCATTATTGAACAACTTGGCTGATTCAGTTTCAATGCTTTCTTTAGAAGATGATCCCAAACCCTGTGGTAATTGACGAATCTTTCCAGAAAGGTCGTCATCAAACATCTCTTTAGTAACGCGATAGCCCATACCATAAGAAATATGGTCATATGTCACGGAGAAACCTTCAACAGCATTGTCAAAAGTAACTGGAGTACCTTCAGGCTTTTGAGGTGTCAGGCCAAATCCGACAACTTGGCTATCAGTCTCAAAATTACGCTGCGAACCTAACATGTTATAAATACGGTCGTACTCCGTAGGAAGCCTTTTATACTCTTCCCAAAGGACTTGAGTAGTCTCTGGGGTGATAAGAGCTGCAAAATCTTTAGTAGTATTAACTGCCATTTTCTATTCTCCCTTTAGAGTGCTGCTACGAAGCCATTCCACTGACTACGTTTAAAAGTAAATTCAACCCGATCATTAGCGCCAAGATCAAGATCGACTTCTATATCTGAGCCCAAAGCAGTGATCCTAGCGACCTGCTCTGTAGTAGCATTTTCATTAATTTCCATAACACCTGTAGCACCTTCAATGTCTACGTCAGTAAACAAAAGTGCAGCAGTTGAAGAACCCGAAACCTGACCTTCAAAAACAGCATCGTCCATTGCTGGATATACAAGAAAACGGTCATCAACACGAGTAACTGAACCAGTAGTAGTAATAGCTTCAGCAGCCACGCCAAGAATAGCTCCACTAGTACTAATGGCAATAGCAACTAAGCCACTACCGTTATCAATAACTGCATCGCCTTTAGCAATCGTCTGACTAGCAGCTACCGCAAGTGAAACAGGAGCCATCTGGCCCGTTAGTGAACGTATATATTTAAAACCGTTTGGTTTATCAGGATTTGCCATTTTAATTTCTCCCTAACAGATTAATCTAGCTGTTATATTTCAAATATAGTATCACTCTCATTCAGCATATTCAAGGAAGAAGCGTAAGTTTTTTTCTTAGTAGCTATTTTTCCTTCTAATTCACCACTTTCATGTGCTTCTCTAACGGCCTTCATACGAGATGCAGCCCTAGCAGGTCCCATCATCATCTGTTTTTTGTGATTTTCCTTAGAAGTTTCCATAAGAATAAGATCATGTGTTTCAATATTAGATCCGCCCATCATACGAGGCCCTTGTATTTTATTCTCGGGATCAGAAACAACAGTATACTTTCTAGTAATCCGTTGATTAACAGCAGCAGTATTAAGATATTTTAGCTTAGGATCTTGTTTAGAAACAAAACGATATTCCTTATTAGGATCAAGACCAGAAACTGCTAATTGTTGATCGGTACTGTGTGCATGTGAACGCATACCAGAAGTAACAGGTTTTGGTTCATCTTCTTCAACTACTTCCTCTTTATTTTCTTCAATTTGTTTTTCAAGTGCTTTAAATTTTGTTTCCCAATCCTCTTGTTCTGGTGTTGGATTAGGTAATGCGTTATCAAAATTTTCTTCGCTCATATTGGTAAATTCCCTTCTGAAGTTTCATAGATATGTTTCCATTTTCCAAAGTTATTCATATCTTTACCATTAGCTCGGCAATATGCTTTCTCTCTCTCGGTCAAATTGACTTTAACTACATTACCACTAGGTTCATTAATCTGTGTACTTCCGCTCACCGGCATCTGAGTATTTAATCTCTCAGCTTGCCCACTTTGCAATTGCTGCATCTTTTCCTGCACAGTATCAAATTCTTTTATCTTTTTGGCTTCGAGCATATTGATATTTCTAGTTTGCATAATATTTTGAAGTTCTCGGCCTTCTTTATTAATATCGAAATCATTTCCAAATACTTTCTTACATTCTGTTATGCCTGCCTCCCAAGCTTGTTGTCCTTGAAGCAATTCAATACTATCCATGCGTCCTTGAAATTCTTTAGAAACATTTTCGGTCACTTTCTTATCTCTATAAGACATATAAGTTTCCATCTCAACAGCGTAATTTTCTGAATATTGATCTGGCATCCTTGGAGGCTCATTAGGAGGCACAGGCACTTGTGTTTGTGCTGCTTGCGGCTGCACCATCAGTGCTTGTTGATTCTGGTATTTCAAACTCTCATTCTCATTAGATACCTGTGTCATTTGAGATTCTAAACTCTTAAATTTCTGTTCCCATTCAGCAGTAGGCTCTGGTGTCGGCTCTACAGTGGCAACAGGCTCTTGTGTTTGTGCTTCTTCTTCTACCACATATTCAGGTTCTTGTGGTGCCTGGATGGGCTCTGCAGCTTGTTTTACAAAATCTTCTTGTTCCATTAGTTACCCTTTCTCAGCTCCTCTATTTTCTTCTTTAATGTATTACACCTTCTCGTATGAATTTCAACCCAATCTCTAAGTTTTTTCAAACGAAAAACCTGCCCTTTAAGAATAAAACTCGGATTAGTATCAGTCGAAACATCATGAGCAACTTCTAATTTTCTCAAAGGATCGACAACAAATTTTTCAATCCATTTTTGAATATTTGGATTTTCAGACAAACGAAGGAAAGACATTTCTCTTTCATACTCAGCCTGTATTTGTTCTTTTTGTGTTGACACTTCTTGTTCTTCTTCTTCTGCTATTCCGTATTGAATTTCTTGAATACCCATTAACCTACAATTCCTCCTGTTAACCCTAGACTAGCTAAGTCGAGTTCTCCTTGAGGTTGCGCTAAATCCGCATTTTCAGGGACTGCGCCACCTTCTTCAACTGCTGTTTGTTCTGGGGGTCTAGTTAATTCATCTTCTCTCTTAATATCTGTATCAAATATACTTGCAAATCCTGGGGGTGATAAAAGAATGCGCTCTCCATTATCATCATACAAGTCTTCTCTTGGAAATTTAAACACGTCCACCCATAATTTTTCAGTCATCATATTAAAGAATGTCTGATTGTCAGGTGAAGGCGGAGATTGTGCCATAATCTGCATAAAGGGAATCAAATTTCTATTTCTTGCGTTTTCAATTTGAATATCAGTAAAGGAAGGAATAACAAAATCAACATCCATTGCAATTTCTGCTTGGCTCACTTCATTTTCTGTTCCAAATAATTTAAGTTCTTTTCCTTCTCGTTCAGTTAAACGAACAAATGTATCTTTCTTCAGAAACTGTTGATTAAGTGAATGCACCATCTCAAATAAATCAACCCATTCGGACTGACTAAACTCTTCAACAGTCATATTAATACGTTCATCCGCTTGTGAGCTGAGTTGGCTTACTTCAAAGGCTGTCTGTCTTCCAGGTTCACTAATGCCTTGACTAGCTCGTGTAACTCCTGTGGTATCGCGTAAATTCTGCTCCATAATAGCTTCAGCCCGTTGACCTACAGGAGTCATATCAGGAAAAGTAAGTGGTTTAATAGCGTTAATATCTGCCACTCTAATAGCCGTCTGTTGAGAAATTTGAATATTAGAATCTTCTAACTCAGCCTCATCACCAACGAGCCAGACAGGACTTAATGATAAAGTCGCGTAATCTAATTCTTGATTACGTTTATCATTGATTTCATATTGAATTTTTCTTATAGGATCTAAAACACCTTGGCCAAGAAATTCATTAGGGCGACGAGTATAAGGTCCACTAATAATTGGTTTTCTACCATGCCACCAAGGATTCTTTTCAGCCCTAATAAGTTTTTGTCTATTAATTAAAAAGAAGAGTGCATTTTTGGATACATAGTCATCACCCTTAAACTTATAGTCCATGTAGATTTCATGTACTTCGTGCTTTTGTTCTTCTTGTTCGGTTGTACGAAGAGAATTAAGAAAAGAAACATTTAATCCTAAAAGTTCTTTCCTATCAATAGTGTATTCTGATGGGTCTCCTTCGCCAGCACCTACCATATTTTCCCATTGCTCAAAAATAGGCCGATCATCAGCATTTAACGTATTGCCCCACATAGCTAATTCATCATCATCAAGTAAAGTTCGGATAGACACCCATTTAGCTTGTTTAATATCGCCATTAGTGGCCATAGGATCTACTAAAACATCAAAGAAATCTAATGGTTTAAGATCCCAACAATCATAGTCTGCTACTCTAACTTCTTTTTCTTTAACTTTTACCCGTTTGTCATCCTTAATACCGCCTTCTGTGACGGGAAAAATTGATTCATCAAGGCCAAATGCCTCTTCTTCCGTTCCAAGTAGTGGTTCTTGCTCTAGTCCTGGGAGCGCTCCAGGCTCTGGTAATGTCTCTGGTGCAGGCGCTGGTACTGGCTGCCTGAATTCTGTCAAATTATCAATTTCAACACCTTTAGAGTCTACAGCAACAGTCTTTTTAACTGTACGGTACTCAGTACGCCAGTCTACTCTTGCATAACCTCTACCATATATTGCTTTGCCCCGCCAATAATCAGTAAGTTTTGGCTTTAGTTTAACTATCTTTTTTTGTTGCATATGGATTAAGGCACGTATTCTTTCTTCCCTATCCTTATCAGTAGGCCCCACACCTTGTAATTGCACAGGCACAGGATCGCTATAAATGGCTCTCATAACTCTAGCGACAATAGTTTCAATCAGCATAAAAGAAAAAGGCACAAAAATATCTGATCTACCTTTATAGAACCGCTTAGAACGAATAGAATTGTAGTTTTTGAAATGTTCTTTAGCTACTTTAAAACGAACATCGTAGACCCTCTCGGCATCTTCAATCATTTGTTTTAATTTAGGAACTAATTCTTGCTCCTCTTCTGCACTAACATTTACTGGCATCAGTCTTCTGTCTCTTCAAAATCTGTACAAGTAGAAGTGAATCCAAATTTGTGCCCTACAAAAGTACCTTTAATTAGACAAAAAACCATGTCTGGATTATATTTATGTTTGAATGGGTCGCCGTTACCACATCCTTTACATCCATCAGTTTCATTAAGTTCTTTAGGCATTAGGATGAACGACCTAGTATTACTTGCGTAACTTTTGTTGTTGAATTAGCTACTGATGACCACGTAATAGTAGTAGGAAGGGTATCATTAATTGCGTCGTCTGTTTGCAATAAAAGAGTGTCTGTAGTTATTGCTGTACTGGTATTAACTTTTATTGTTATTGGTTCATGCGTACCGTCTGCATTAGCTCCATTACCATCAGCTTGAGAAATGAATTTAAGATAAATAAATACTGGTGAAACAACCTTACCAAAGTCGATAACTTGGTCGGTTACTTGAGCACTTTCAAAATATTCATTAGTCTCTGCGTTTTCAGTAGATAAAGATAAATCTGTTAGAGTATCTTCTTTGCGGTTCGTAAAAGAAGAAGTATCACCTACAAGTATCTTTATACTAGATTGAAGTTCAGTAGTTAATGCTTGAACCATCTCATCCCTCGCTTAATATGCCGCCAATAATACCACAAAATCACTCATCTTCCCAATACCCACTGTAATTTTCAGCAAATTCTGCCGCTAAATCAAGGTCTTCATCGTCTATTTCTTTCTCTATTGGTGCTTTTTTGTCTTTGCCCATACGACAATCCCACCCAAAACGCTCCTCTGGATCTTTATCCGTCTTAGGAAACTTAGCTACTTCTATAATAAACCCTTGATTATCAAGTAAATCATCATTTTTACAATAAGGAAATCGTGATGCTTGATCTAAAAGTAAGCGATTTGCCCCAGTAACATTATGTTGATCTGGAGATTTATGGTCATCCACTATGACAAAATCACCATCCTCTAAATGAGGTATTGCTGCTCTTATTCTGACTTCTTTTGAAGTTCTATTTTCTTGTTTAAGTTCTTTCCACTTAATCTTTTGACCATGTTGCTCAGTTTTTGCCTTGAGCATAGTCTTCATTAACTTCTGAAAAGCTACTGTTTCGATATGCGCCGTTCCGTTATACGATGGGCCAAGATCTTTTCTGACAGAAATATAGTGATTGTATATTTCATCAATAACTGTATCTTCTCCAGCTTTAATGGCCTTAGCCCGATAAAGGTACATCTTTCTATCAGGAGTGATAACATAAGGAGTGAGGGCTGTGTAGTCGCCTCGTTTTTTCTTTTCCTCAGTTAAAGCTGGATCAACTAAATAAAACCAATAAAAATTGCCTCTTGCTTTTCCGTTTTTACCGTCTTTAAGTAAAATATCTTTGAAAAATGCTTTCTTAGAAATATACTCATACCTACTGACATCAAAAGCTTGCTCACCTGTGGGCACAGGTTTATTAAGATACTGACATGAGAATATATATCTCTTTTGTGCTTTGAGTTTCTTTTCAAGAAATGCTTCAGTCAAACGATTAGGGAAGTAGAGTGGTTTTGGTTTTCCGGTAATTTCATTAAGATCTAGTGAGCCCCCTGCGCTCCTTATATAAATATTATATAAATCCCGTTGGTCTGGGTCATCTAAGATAGCACCATAAGCATCGTCAAAATGCCACCTAGTGCCAATAATGAATAAGAGACCACCCGGTGATAATAAGGATTGAAGATACCGGATATTATCTACAACCTTTTCTACTTGTTCTGCTGTAGTGACGTTCTTCTCTGACACGAGGTCATCGCAGACAATAATATCATAATGCATTCCTGGCATTGTGGTGCCTATACCGCATGTCATGACTGTGTGCTCTTTAAGACCCACTCTGGTACGAGCAGTTAAACGGTACTGCCCCCTAGACCATACTGCATCATTCTTTGATTTTGGTGTCTGATCTCCGTAGTATGTTCTAAGAATATTATTATCTTCAAAGTGCTCTCTACCGGCTGCACAAAACTTTTCAGCTTTACCAACATTTTCACTAGCAATTAGAATACGAATGTTCGGATGTTTTAAGGCAGCATATACTGGTAGACATTCAGTCCACACAGTTGACTTGAAAGAATCACGAGGAGTAAGGCACAAGTAGTATGTCTTGTCGAAAGGCCCGGGTGTGACTCCTCTGACATAATAATCCTCGAATGAATTAATCGCATGTTCAGCTACCGAGCACATTTCCAAGTGTGGTTGTGGTTCCATATCTCGTTGCATAATATCACGGCAAAAATAATAGAAATTTTCTGGTTTAAGATACTCCTGAGCCTTTAGGAGTAAAGCTTCTTCCTTATTTGGTATATCCATATTTCTTTAGGATTGAGAAATGGCCTTTTGATGAAGGCTGGTTGCGTAACCATAGAGAATGACAGTCATAGCAAACTGCAAGTCTAAGGCCCTTTTCAGAAATATGTTTCAACTCTGGGTGAGAACAATTCTCAGGATTGTCTATTAGTGGTGTGCCCGAAAAACCTTCGCTGCTTGTCGGTGAGTTTTTTTCCACGAGCTACTCCTTCTTTGAGTATCTTCTTTGCCTTCTCTCTTGTGGGTGAATTAGAAGAAGACGCCTTCCTAGATTGTTGAAGACGTCTTGCTCCACTCGATGCTCCTGCCATTATTTGTGTTTACTACCCATTTTCTTGGGACGTAAGCCACTAGAAGCTAGTTTGCCCATCCCAGTCGTAGTTACTCCACCATTAACTGTCTTATTGCCCTTGGTGTTACCGAAACGTTTGTCAAATGCGGCTTGATTGCCTGCTTTTATTAGTGCCATTTTAATATCCTGTCTTGAAACCCTTGGGTTTCTTAGTTGTTGTCCCATTAGAAAGTGTTTTCTTAATGGGTTTTTTCTTTTTAATTTTCCTTGCCATTGTTAAGGTCCAGCCTGTGCACCATTATTGAGCTCTAGCCAACCGCCACCCATAACGCGACGACGATTAGAAGCTATGCGGTCATTTTTTGATGGTGCCTTTGACATAGCCATTTGTGCAGCTTCTGATGCTGGATTACGTTGAATTGGTAAATGACCGTCAATATTACTAGGAAATGCTTCCATGTCTTGCTTATGTGCCATCTTCAAATAACTCCTTTTTGGGTATCACGCCCAACTCTCCTATCTTAGCAGATTCTACCATCTTATCAATTTGTTCTTCTGGCATTTCTTCTTTTGCTTGATTATACACCTGTTGTAAGAGCTGAGAACGGTCAGTGATATTAATAGAACCGATTGTGAGGGATTCTTGTCGTTGTTCCTGGGGGTAAAGGTCGTATATTTTGTGGGCTTCTTTGACCACATTAAGGAGAGCAGTAGAAGCTTTTGGGTCGTCTTCCGCCAGGTCTGCAGCTTCCATTAGAAGAGAAGCGGTTTTTTCTTCTGTAAACCCCACTTTTGCTAAATTTACGTGGTAATTGGCTCTAGTGAAATTTTTATTAGCTATCTTGGATAACGCGTACTTGATTGGGAATTTCTTAGCTGGATATGCTTCTATGGAGGCGTCTTCTGGGGATTTTCCTTGTGAGATTAAGGATTGAAATAGCATTTCTGATTGTGTGAGTGCAGACGATTCTTCGTCTTCTTCTAGTATATATAAATCTTCAGCAGGGGCTATTTGCATTGAGTGGTCCATTGTGTTATTATACCAATGTTGGTGATCTTATTCAATTTCACTTTTCTTCTCGACCCTACTAGAAATAGTAGGGTTTTTTTTTTGTCGATCACTGTTAGTTCTGCCCGGGCGCCAAACCCATGGGCACAAAGCTCCCATTTTAAATCTGGCCTCTTCTTCATAGCTTCGGACAATACTCTTCGCGTTGTCTTAGGGCTTGCTGGTATTGCATGGTCAGGCCCAACTGTAAATAGGGGCCCACAGTATGTACAGATCATGTTAGCGCATATCTGGCAAGCTGTGTCATCAAAAATACCATACCACAAAATCCCCGCAGAAAAAATTTTATTATCCCGCACTGAAAGCTCTCGTTACGCTTTTACACTTCTCACTGCGCTTTTCTGTGTGGTTATTTGTGTAGTGAATTTGAAAATGGTGTGCGATACATGTTGGAGTTAAAATACATACTATGAGTTCGCTTGGGGTCCGATGCCCCCGCCTTTGAGCATCACCATATACCACACACAACACCCCTTTATCCCTCCACCAACGTTTAAGCCCCAGCTTCATTTAATACATCGACACATGCTAATTTCAACTTAATAGCTTTGGGGGGATACACACTAATTAACTACATCCACACAATTGAATGGAAGTGGTTGATTAGTGAAGTACCTTACCCCACTAAGAATATAACGGTGTTTAGAAGTATGAAGGCTTAGGGGAATGTGTGCTAATATCGTCATTCCCACACATACACCACATTTAGGGCAATAATTAGGGTGTATGTGTGGTGTATGTGTATAACAGAGTTTGATTCTTGGTGTAAGTTCAGAACACTATCACTCTCTTATTTGCAAATAAGTAGTTGTATTGCTAATTAAATACACACACATACCCACACATATATATAATAAACAATACAACTACTTTTATTAAATTATATATATGGTAGTCTTCTAGACTTACACCAAGTTTAGATTTCTGTTAAGCACAAAAAACCACACAATCTATTGTATTTGTCGGAAGGTTAAAGTAAACTAAAAACATGAACAACTCACCCCTAATTCAATGGAAACAAATCCCCTTTGCTCGTGAATATCAAATATCCACTTATGGTCAAATATGCCGTCAATTTAAACACAGGACTAAATACTACAAACCTTACCTCAAGAGGTACTTTCAAATAAAACGTGTTAAGTACCGTATCATTGACCTAGTAGCTCAAACATTTATAGGTCCTTGCCCTAAAGACCACACTCTAATCCAAATAGGAGACAACACTGATTTCTCAGTTAATAACTTAGAATACGTACCAACACATACCCTCAAACTACATTCACCAACAAGACAAGAGCTATTCGACATCGAAGAAACCCTAGAGAACGACACACAAGCCGATATTAGGACAATAGCCCTCTCATTAAGGTCAACCCCAGACAAAATAAGAAAGTCCCTGAGAAACGCTCGTAATCGCTTCGACAGGTATGTTGAATTCCCACTTCTAATAGATGTGCTCAACCGCACAGCTTCTCGTGATAACAAGATAAGATACTAAAGCCACACCCAACACCAGCCGACAACAGAGTAGAAAAGGAGAACCAACATGAATTACAACGAATTAGTACAAAAACGCCATCTTGATGGGAAAGATTATATTATCTCAGTAGATGGTAAGATCCTTGATGGATATTTCACAGGGGAACAGGCCACCAAAACCCGCTTGGCAATCATTCAGGCCCTCAGAATAACAAACGAAGGGCGTAAAGATGAAGAATAATAATAATACATGGCTCTGGCTGACAATATTAGCCGCCCTTCTTTTAATTTCTATGTGGATTTGGTGGGAATTTACACCACTCACAGACGAACAAGACAAACAACTCAGGGAAAAACTGTGGCATGACACAGATAATGCCCCAAAACCAAAATAACATTTTCTTTTAATTTATCTCTTGACTTCTAACGGCCGTTAGATTATATTAAGATTATTAAGCTTCTCTCGGATCGTCGCTAAGTGCGGCGGTCCATTATACCAACAAGGGAAGTTAAGAAGAAAAGAGAAACAGATGAATAACGAAATGACACCTATTGAAATGCAAATATTTAAAAAGCACCTCTTAGAAAACCTTGAAAAGAAGTTGCAGATATTACGAGATTATTTTCCTAGTGCTTCGCACAAGCAGCGGGAAAGGTTTCTTGAAGCTGATTTTTGTAAAATAGACGAGGAGATGCTACGAGATGCTCAACCAGCGTCCGCAGCACGACAGAACGCAAGCGCAGCCATACATTAAACAGCAGGCACATTGTAAGACTTCGGTGGTGATTTGGTAAATCAGAGCTGCGGTCTTGCTTCAGTGAAAACTTTAACGAAAAGAGAAACAAATGGGAACAATATGGGAACAATATGTGAACAAGCAGCCGAAGAGGCGCACGCACAAGTAGACGCACTGTACCATTCTCTAGGCTCATCTGCTGAAGGAATGGCCAATGAAGTTTGGGCCAAGGCGTATTTAAATGAATTAATGAAGCTGACTAACGAAAAGAGAAACAAATGAATACAGCACTAACAAAATCACAATTTAAAACAATGGGGCCAATATTTTATACTGAGCAGGGCCAAAAATACAAAATCAATGTCAACGTTAGATATGATGATGAATGCGGGAATGGCCACAACACTTTTGCAATAACTGCGGATATACGAGTTAAGAGAGGCACTAGGTTTTTTGAAGATGCATGTGGTTGTCTTCATGATGCTGTGGCTCGTCATTTCCCAAAGCTTAAACCTCTCATCAAATGGCACCTTATGAGTTCAGAAGAGCCATTACACTACGTGGCCAACTCAATGTATCACGCTTTACGGTATGGGCCGACACACGCTTATCTACGCCTCAAAGACGAAAAGAACGATCTTACTGGATGCCTTCAGTATGGGAAAATTGAAGAGATGAAAGCTAAAGCTAAAACACATCCAGATATTTATTCTATTGAAATACAGGAATCTAGTTCTAAAGAGGGTAATTTAAACCACGCTCGATCCAGTGCCATCTGGCCCAATGCTGATTGGGACGACTTCACAAAAGAAAAATTAGAAGCCCGATTACCTAAACTCGTGGCTAATTTTAGAAAAGATATTGAAATGTTTGGCTTTATTTATTAAGACCAATCTCTTTTCACCCGCCCCTCTCAGCTTCATTGCTGTTTGGGGCTTTCTCTAGTAGAAGAAGAGAGTGAAAATGAGTACAACAATAACAAGTAATCTTTGTTCAATATGTTCAACACCAACTAAGCACAAAGTGTGCCAAGAGTGCCGACCATATTACCATTCCAATGATACAACCCTAGCAGACACGGACGAGGTTACTGCCATTACCGAGTCCGTGTCATTTTATTCTAATTTTATGGAAAAAAGATTAAGAAAACTAAGGTCCAGCACCGAGAATATTAGTGAAAGGATTTTCTATTATGAAAAACTCACTAATGTTAGCTTACCCAGAGCAGCCCTTAAACGCACCGACAGAAAGCGTATTTTTAATAGTAATCGTATTCATAGTGGTATGGCTGATAGGTAGAAATAAAGAATGGTGGTGATCCACTAGCAAAGAGAGAGAGATTTATTATGGACAAAAGTATTAATTACTTAATTAGATGGTGGCTATAATGGATATAGCTATTTGGGATCAAGATGAAAAAAGATGGCATAGTGCTTTAGTCAACCACGCAGTATTTTCTGATTGGTTTCTTATGGGAGCAATTCTTAGAGCAGCTAACGATAACAAGGCACTAAAGGCAATACCACCCACTCACGAAGAATTTGAGGAAGCTTATTTATTTGCTTCTAATTATCAAAAAGAAGGGAGTAACTGATGGGATTATTTTTTTGGGGTGAGCGCCCTTCTTCTTCTCCTCAGTTTGACACCATAATCAAACAACGTGAGAAACTATTCACCGACATTAAAGCATTAAAAGCCAGATATACATTATTACACTATTGGGTGGTGAGAGGAAAGTCTAGTTTCAAGATAGAAATGCGGAAAGTACGCCGAGAACTTCAAAAACTTCGCGCCGAACCTACACCAAGCTACAATTACTTAGCTAATGCGGGTTACTCAAGTTATTTCGAGTACGATAATGAGGTTCTAAATAAAAACGAGAAGTCTAAGATGGGTAAATCATTTGATTCTAATTCTGATGCACCAACACTTGGTCGGCTGCTACATGAAGCACTTTTAAAAAAACATGCTACCCTTAACACCTTAACAGACTGTTGGAGCTGTAGTGCTCCTTATCGCTTTCATCTTTTATTTAAACACAGAGACCATGACTACTGTTCAGAATGTTTGAATGATTTGTTAGATTACGAGGAGGATAACCATGAGTCCTAAATATCAAAACAAAACATATAAATGTTTAGGTTGCTTGCAAAAACTAACATTAAGATTTACAGATAAGAATTACGGCAACGCTAAACCAAAGTGTGTGTATTGTGAAGTACATAATGCGTACTACGAGTTAGTTGAAATTGAGTTGAGGCTACAAAATGAATGAACAAACTAAACCTGAAGAAAAGCCAATGGTTGAGAACGACCAGAGTGTTAAGAATATCGTAGATTTGGTTATGGATGCTTTTTGGGAAGGAGTGGCGAAGTGAATAATAAAGTAACAAAACTATGGAATAAGATGTTAAAAGAGAATAAGTTTATGCAGGGTTACGTGCAAGGCCATGGTATGTCAGATTCTTTTTTAGGGAATTATATACATAACACCCCAGATATTTCAAAATCTTTTTAGAATCTTCTTGACTTATAAGTTTACTACGGTAAACTATAGATATAACTAAGTAAGGATTAAATAATGTGCAAAGCAACAATGAAATTAGAGACTAAAAAGAAACTTGACGATATGGCTAAAAAAGTTATGGGCTTTAAAGAAAATCCTGTAAAAATAATCAACTTAACACCTAAGCTAACTATGAGCCAAGAAAAAGTAATTGAGAACCTAAAAGAAAATGCTCTTAGTTACGGAGACAAAGAGATAACGCAAGCCGAAGTAAGAGATATTGGAGGCGGTCGTGTTATTTTCTTTTTAACTACGAAATATAAAACAGATGACCTGACAAATCAGCGTATTTTTTGGATTGGGTCTAAAGGAAGGGTTGAGGAAAAATGATAATTATCAAACCGACAACTCTTAAAAACGTTGATGTATTCAGAGATGGCGAACTATTGGTGCAAGGAATATCTCTACACCTAGCCAAAGACGGTTACGAGTATGACGAAATAATTACTACCACCACACAAGACCAGTTGACTGTAACAAATGAATTACTAGCCGAGGCTGTTAGGTTGTTACGTAAATATAAGTCTTTTGATGATAAATCAAGTCACCCATTCTCTGCTATGGACAACACAGGACAAAAGGCTTTTGATTTTCTAAAGAAGTTCGACGAATGAAAAAACACCCAAAGCTCTATAAAGAGACAATGACAACCGATGAAGCCATTGAGGCCATACCCACAGTGAACAGCAAAATGGCTGCTTTAAAGTGGTTGAAACGCAATAACATATCATTTTACAAAACTCACAAAGAAGCTGGCCTATGGGATAGGTTAGAGGTTATGAGAAAGGTTTGTGATGCAACAAAGACCGCTAAGTGATTCCATATCACCACATGAACTAGATTTGAAAGAGGTAACATTTTTATTCTACTACTGGACAGATGTGGTTTTAAATGAGAAATGAAGGGTTGGGGTGTTATGTATATAATTCCCCTTTTTTAGGTGCCGACAGCTCCGATGAAGATTTTGAAATAGCTTCTAGTTTTCTTAGAAAGTTAGCTAAGGACTTGGATACTTGTTGGATACTTGTTGGGGAGTCAATGATGACCAGCTCTAACTTCATCGCAATGAGCAACCAAGATAGATTCAAGTTCCGCGCATTCGATCTAATCGATAATAAAATGAAGGAAGTTTTAGAATTAGAATTCGATAATCATGGATCATTCGAAGCTAAAGTACACGGAGCCGCCACGCACTGCGATAACATGTTTGAATACATTGGACCTAAGTGGGTCATGCAATCAAGCAGCCGAAAAGACAAAAATGGGAATCTGATTTTTGAGGGTGATCTTCTTCGGACTATTGAAAATTGTCTAACGGGATCAGGCGAGAAAATAGGAGAAGTTGTTTTTAAAGATGGAATGTTTACCGTTAGATCGTCACCTCTCCATATTATTACACAATCATTTAAACCTGAAATCATCGGCAACGTCCACCAAGACAGTCATTTACTAAACAAAATTAAATAACAATTTCTATTGAAAGGAAATAAAATGAAAACACAAGAATTAAGTAAAAAGATCAAAGAAACAGCACCTATCGATCCAGAGATTAGATACGTGCAAGAAATAAAAGAAGGACAGTGGGCACATCAAGGTGATATTGCTTTGATCGCCATACCTTCACTACCAAAAGGTAAAGAAATCAAAGAGTTGCAGTTAGCTCCGGGTACCACAAAAGGATCTAGGCACATTCTTTCTGACTTTGTGGGTACTATTGTCAACCACTCTTCCCAGGAGCTTTACGGGCCAGCATTCGAAGCCAAAGAACGCTTCACACTCACGCATCCTGAACATGCTCACTACTCTTTGCCTGCGGGTTGTTACCAAGTCATTTATCAACAAAATAATGAATTGGAAGAACTTAGAAGGGTGAGGGATTAGCATGAAAAAAATAACTAATTTAACAGAAGCACAAAGAGATCTTATTCCCGGCCATATAAATAAATGGTTGGGTATAGGGTTGAAATATAACGCTCCGAAATGGGAGGACATCAAAGCAGATATGGATTGGCTTTATGAGCTTTGTGGCCTACCCAAACCTAAGTTTGTGGTCTGTCTGCCTTCACCTATGAGTTGCGTGTATGCTATTAATACTTTTCAAGTGCATGACCAAGTGGATGCCCAAGTGGATGCCCAAGTGTATGACCAAGTGGATGCCCAAGTGGATGCCCAAGTGGATGCCCAAGTGTATGACCAAGTGCGTGCCCAAGTGCGTGCCCAAGTGCGTGACCAAGTGGATGCCCAAGTGTATGCCCAAGTGAATGCCCAAGTGTATGCCCAAGTGTATGCCCAAGTGCGTGACCAAGTGTATGACCAAGTGCGTGACCAAGTGCGTGCCCAAGTGGATGCCCAAGTGGATGCCCAAGTGCATGACCAAGTGCGTGCCCAAGTGGATGCCCAAGTGTATGCCCAAGTGAATGACCAAGTGTATGCCCAAGTGAATGCCCAAGTGGATGACCAAGTGCGTGCCCAAGTGTATGACCAAGTGTATGCCCAAGTGGATGCCCAAGTGTATGCCCAAGTGAATGACCAAGTGCGTGCCCAAGTGGATGACCAAGTGTATGACCAAGTGCGTGACCAAGTGCGTGCCCAAGTGGATGCCCAAGTGGATGCCCAAGTGCGTGACCAAGTGCGTGCCCAAGTGGATGACCAAGTGTATGACCAAGTGCATGCCCAAGTGCGTGACCAAGTGCATGCCCAAGTGCGTGACCAAGTGGATGCCCAAGTGAATGCCCAAGTGGATGTCTCACCAAAATTAAAACATTGTTTTCAAGTGAGTTTCCAAAATTGGTCGGGATATTACGCTTACTTAGATTATATGCGATTAATAGGCATGTCTCTAGCTAATGACTTAAACGCTAAATTAAATAGAATTATAAAAATCGTCAAAACTGTTGGCTGGCTCTACCCTTGCAAGGATATATGTTTTGTATCACATAGCCCAGAACAGATAAGCCTCGTAGACGGCGAGCTGCATAATGAAAGAGGTCCTTCAGTTAGGTATTCCGATGGTTTTGAAGTGTATTCTATAGAAGGTGTCAGAGTACCAAAATGGATAATTGAAGAACCTAAAAAAATTACAATTGATTTAATTCAAAAAGAAGGTAATGCGGAAATTAAACGTATTATGCGTGAAATATATGGGACAGAAAAATATCTTGAAGATATTGGCGCGAGGATAATGCATTATGACGAGGATTTCCATGGTGGTTTACGGGCGTTGCTACTAGATAACAATGGTAAAAAATGGTTGCAAGGTTCTGACGGCTCCACTGGACGAGTTTATACTATGAGTGCTAAGGACGATGCTGAAACGTGCCAACAAGCTCATGAATCTTTATGGCCTGGGCTGAAAGAAGATATGCGGATAGGGCAGTCATGAGCTGGCATTCTGACAACTGGGATGACGTATACCCAATAGAAACAACAACATGCAGAGAACACGGCACAAGCCACATGGTAGAAAATAAATGCCTAGCTTGTTTACAGGAGGATGATGCGTGAGCGCTCAAGACCCCACTGAAACTCAATTCGGCTTCATAAAAACAAAAGGTCTCCATAAAAAGAAGGCGAAGAAGAATCAAATCTGTAGCTGGTGTGGTCAATATATTATCAAAGGCGAAAAGTATAAGTTTCATCGTTATCAAGACGAGGAATTTAAAAGTCATAGACTTCACAATGAATGTTTTGCTCATGTCTTGTGGTTGAAAAATGACGAGTGTGTTGATGTTGAATTTAGAAGAAATGGTGTTAGGCCGAACAAGAAAAGGGATGAGTGATGAGTAAGTTCACAACCTGTTCAAAATGTGATAAAGAGTATTTTTATGATGATGTGCACATATGTGAAGAACCCCTGAATATACGAATGAATAACCAAGAGGAAGAGGCCGCGAAAATGATAACAATAGAAGTACACGGTTCATTGGGTTATGGCAACCACTACCTAAATGAATTTGAGATAGATAAGGAGGAATGGCACAATATGTCAGAAATGGACAAAGATAAGATGATAGCTGATGTAGCCTGGGAGCATTTTGAGCACTGGCCAAAGGTTAACGGTGAATAACCAAGAAGAAATCAACGAGTTTAATCGGCGGTGTGCTTTGGCGTTGGGGTGGGATTACGTTCAGTACGGGTCGACATGGTATTGTTGGAGAATACCTAGCGAGTTTCGTAAACAGCATAATCATATTTTCCACGGCTACAACACACGTACAAAATTAAAGTTTCATAAATCCTACGATTGGGCCATGTTGTTGGTTCATGAAGTCATAAAAAGACACCTTTTGGTCGAGAAGTGCAACATATTACCCATGCTTCCAATCCGTTGGATGACTGACTCACCACGTCAAATATCGGAAGAAGCTTTAGAGGTATTGGAGGCCAACGATGAGTGAAGAATTGAAGCCGTTAAGTCAAAATCCGTATTGGGACAAAGTTAAAAATCATAAATGGACTTGCACATGTGAATGGTGTTTACTGTCTGGTGATTGGTTTAACACTCGCCACACTAACAAGGAGAAATCATGACTGAGTTAGAAAAGTTTATACAAAGATATGTCCATGGAATTCATGGTAGTGATTTTAAAACTGTGGCCACTTCACGAAACCCTCATGGCGTAAACGGGGTCATCGCTGACCTTGCTACCGCGTTGGCCAAAGATTTGAAGGAGAAATCATGACAATAACACTAGCCTTAATAACTTATATATCAACGATTCTAGCCTGCTATGGGTCATACAGAATAGGTCTTATGCTTGGGAAAGTGAAAGGGTATAAACGTAGGATTAAAGAGGAATCAGAAGTCGAGTGTGACCTTGAAGAGATCAGCCGTAAAGCGATAGCCTCTGTGAAACAAGAGAGAAAAGAAGAAGGTAGTTTTGTTGGTAGATGTGTGACGGCTACTTCAGAGAACGATGCTAAGGTTCAGAGAGACTTTAACATCATGCAGTCAATCGTCGAAAGCGAAGATTTCAAATCTATGATAAACAGTAGTGCTGAGACTGATGATGGTGAAGATTCGTCTATTATTATGGCAAAGGCTCGGGCGTACCATAGTGGTAAAAGTGTGGCAGAGTACTATCGAGGATTAAACAATTATATTAAGAAAAGGAAGGGCAAATCATGAACGATGAACACACACCGGAGCCTTGGTTTGATTATAAGTCAACACTACCAAAAACTCTAAACGCTGAAGATTATGAACGTGCCTGTATATGTGTCAACGCCTTAGCCGGAATCCCAAACCCTGCGGATTGGATGGCTGACGCAGCCGGTGAAGCATTGGCCGTATATTCATTAGCTCAAACAGGAAATCCAGATTATATTAAGGATATTGCGAAAATAACTCTTAATACTTTAAACCGCTACCCATACAACCAAAGAAAGAAGGTAAGTGATGAATAAACCAACACCACCCCAGTTAATTACAGCGGAGGATCTGAGAGAAACAGTGGCAAATGATCTCGTCAAAAAAGATGGCACCCCAGATTATGTCATATTGAATATTAAATCTAGAGAGAATTTAGCGTTCGATATCAACACCCTCATTGCCTCGAAGCTGAATCACAAAAAATGTAAACTTTATAGAAGTACACCAATTGATGTTGCTTTTAAATACGGAGAAGACACCCACCACATCTACTACATCACCCAACCAATTGAGCCTGAAAAGGTGGAGTGCGAGCATGAACTTAAACGCACTAAGATGACAAGAAACCCTCAAACAGATGGCACTGTTATTTTAGCTCACTGTGAAGCTGCTAATGACTACTGCCCAAAATGCGGTTTAGAGCTTACACAGGAGTAATTATGAAAACGCCAGGCAAACCACGCGAGTTAGCAAAAACCCAATACACACAATCAGAAGTCCCAAATGAAGTGTGGGGTCGTTTTGGTGATTTTGCGATTCAAGATAATAACGGATACTTATACGCCACGGTACTTAAACAACGTTTACCTAAATGGTTTAATTCTGAGCGTATTTCTATTGCTAAATTAGTGTGGCTATGCCACTACCCCACACACCGCTTTGTATCAGGAGAAAAGCTAATGTATCGTGACCAAAACAAACTCAACAATGATATTTCTAATCTATTCCTAGGAGGAACTAAATAATGACTAAACCATATTCTAATTTGAAACCGCAAGGCGAAAGACTACTCGTCAAAAGATTCTCAGCAGAAACCACATCTTCTGGGGGGATCATCTTAATTGATGCTGCACAAGAAAAACCAATGGAAGGTACAGTATTAGCCACTGGTACTGAAAAAAGTAAGACAATTAAAAAAGGCGATCAAGTGTTATTCCCTAAGTTCGCCGGTAATGCAATAGATGACGAAGATACTTATTTGATTATGGCGTATAGCGATGTGATTGCTGTGGTGAACCATGCCTAACCTCCTCAAAGCCGGTGACAATTACACCTTAGTCACAAGAATCAATCGAAAGTCACATTCTAATGCCGGGGTATGGGTACCTCGTAGAGACCAAGAAGAAACTTTTGGAGCTGTGGTGTACGACCCTGGCTACAACGGGATTAAAGAAGGTATCGCAGAGGGCGACTTGGTAGTTGTTCGTCCTAATTGCGGTCATGATTTCTTATTAAATGACCCAGAATTAGGAACAATATCCCTTACAGCTTTGCGTATTGAAAATGATGAGATATTTGGAATCATCGCTGGTAAGGGTGATTTAGATAAAAGGAGTTACTGATGAGTAATAAATTATTGACTTGTTATTTTTGTGCAGACGAAAAACTGAAAGGAGCCTTTGAAATAAATGACAGAAAGGTAGATATTTGTTTAAAATGTGTTAGTACAAGAGCTTTACTTAGCCCAAAAGGAGTACCTAGTAGAGAAGCGATTGAAATTTACGAGAGAGAAGTGCTTAAAGCTAAGTCAGGTAGGTATGCTTACTAAAAATTTCAAATTTGCACCCCACCAAGAAGAAGCCCACCGCAGGTTGTGTACTAATCCTTGTTACTCCCTCTTCCACGAAATGGGGTGTTTTAAGACTTCTACTATCATTGGTCACTCTGAAATACAAGGCTACCCCCGAGTGTTAATAGTATGTTTTAAAGGTAATCTCAAAACATGGGAAGATGAATTAGAAAAGTGGACTGGTGAGAAAGATTGCTTGCGTATGCCAGATAAGTCACCACAAAGGTTAAAAAAGACTAAAGCTTTCTTCGAGAATACCACTCGTTATTTTTTTGCTAACTATGATTGCTTGACGAGTGATAAGCTGTATCGTCTATTATCTCGTCATGCTAGAGAATTTTCTTTAATAGTTTTTGATGAAAGTTACTCTATACATAATACTGGCAGCTCTCGTAATAAACGTTGGCTTCAAATTCGTCGAAAGATTTCTCGTTGTGTGATTATGGACGGCGATCCTACGGCTGAAGGTGAAATGAAATTGTTTGGGCAATATAAAATGATGGATCTTGGGCACACTCTCGGTTCTAATTATTATGAAGATTTCTTGGAAAAGTATTTTGTTGAAAATGATATGGGTTTTTGGGTGCCAGGAAGGAACACCAAGCGACAAATAGCAGAAATAATATCTAAAACTGCCCATGTCATTAGAAAGAAAGATGTTCTCAAGTGGCTGCCGCCTGTCACTTATGAGGTCGCTTATCCTACACTGACAGCAGAGCAAAAATCGGCTTACAGCCAAATGGTCAAGGAATTTGCTGTTACTCTTAATGATAAAACAATTGAATTAGATTACAAGATTGCTCAGATACACAAACTCCGGCAAATTACCGGAGGTTTTATGTATGGAGAGGACGGAGAGGTTTACCGTTTCCCTTCTAATGCTAAAGAGACAATTACTCGTCGTATAATGAGACAAAATAAAAAACTAGTGATATGGTGTGCTTACGAAGAAGAGATACAAATTATTCAAGAGATTTCACAATCTCTGGGGCGTACAAGTGTAGTTTACACTAGTAAAGACAGTGACCGAATTAAACATGAATTTGCTACTGATCCGAATGTTAATGATTTCATTAGTAATATTGATCGTGGTATTGGTCTTAATGAGTTGGTTGTAGCTGACACAGCTTTTTATTATTCACGTAGTGAAAAGCGGCGCAGTCGCTCACAGTCCATTGCTCGTCTAGACCGTCCAGGACAAGAAGGTTTAAAAGTTACTATCATCGATGCTGTCATTCCTGATTCTATTGACGAACATGTCTACAAAAGGTTAAACAAAAAAGGAGAGAGAAGTAATTACCTGTTGAATTACAGGAACAATTCCCAACTGAAGGAGGCTATTCGTGGGAAACTCTAAGAAAAGAAAAACTGTACCAGCAGGCTATTCATTAGATCCTTGGGTAGTAGATACTATTTCTAATATGGCTAAAGAACTTAATGTTACTAAATCAGGGTTAGTGAATTATATGTTGGATCGTGTGATTAGAGCAACAGAAGAAGCTGTTGTAATCGAAGATCCTCAAAGAGCAAAGAAAATTTATGCTACTAATCGAAGTATCATGAATCCATTAGCAACAGCATTGACTTATGATTTGTGTGTGCACCTGGAATTTGTGAACGAGTTGGTGTGAAAATGAAACCATCCCCAGAACTAGACGTCCTTATTGCTGATAAGGTGATGGGATTAGAAGTCTGTAAGAGAGATCATGAGTTGAAATTTTATACTGATGATAATTGCTTTGAATGCGCTAAGGACTTTGCTAAAAATTACTCTACCAACATAAAAGCCGCCTGGGAAGTGGTGGAGAAGATGAGGGCTGCCTTGGATTCGGGCCGCTTTATGCTCTATGATGATAATAATGGAGAGTGGCAATGCGATATTAACAATTACATAGAAATTGGCGACACAGCCCCTCGTGTAATATGCCTAGCAGCCCTGAAAGCAGTAGGAGTAGAGATTGATGATTGAAGTAACCAATTCAGAAATATCAACATTTAAAGCCTGTAGTTATAAATGGCATTTGAGTTACAACTTACTATGGACCCCTAAAATCCCTAGACCAGCATTAGAAGATGGATCTATATTTCATGATTGTTTAGAAATGCATTATAACGGGGAGACCATTAGTGACATCAGCAAATTTATTACTGAAAGTTACCGCACTTTGGTTGCTGATTTACTAATCCCGTTCACTACTAATCTTTCCGAAAGCTACGAGAAACGAAAAATGATACTCCAAGCTATGGTTTTTAGCTATATCAAATACTGGCAAGACGATAAATCTATTGAAGTTATCGAAGCTGAAAGTGAGTTTGCGGTAGAAGTTAAAAGTTCAAGACCAAAATCTCATTTTATGTTCAGGGGTAAGCGTGATTTGAATCTGCGTAAGGGTCCATACCGTTTCATCATGGAACACAAAAGCACCGGAACAATGCGATCTTCATTTATTAATCAATTAGAAATGAGTCCACAAATGATTACGTACATTTGGGCAGATTGGAAAGAAAACCCAAATGATAGGGCAGAAGGTATTATTATTAATGCTTGTTTTAAATCAAAATTAAAACAAAAAGGTAGTGAAACAAATCAAGAGTATTTAAGTCGTGTCATTGATGCTTATGCTGGAGACCCCGACAAACACTTTTTGCGCGAGGAACTCAGGATGCCCTTAAAAGACTTGAAGCGCTTTGAAAGAGATGCTATAAAAATAGTCCGGCTCATGACAAGAGCTGCTAAAGATCCATGTGCGAACC